TGTCACTCTGGTGGGGATATCATTATCCCAACTGAATTTCAATAGCGATTCATTATCTTCAGGCCAAATAGGCTTATTTCGAGTGACATATCTCAGAGTGCCGTTCGGCACTTTTATCGTCTTTTTACCAGTAACTTCTGCCTGTGCCATTGAATAGGTCTCCATCCGCATAGAACGTGCCTTTATTTGGGCCTTAACGGTGTCTATACGGCGATTATAAAACTCTACCGAGTCTTCCTTGGCAGATTCTAATTCTTCAATTTCCTGCTCCAATTCTCCAATTTTAAAAAGCATTCGGTCTATGTGGATTTCTTTAAATTCATCACCCATCCGCCACTTATCCTGCACATTATCAAGTTCTTCAAATATATCCTTTTGCTCTTCAATCATTTCGATGTTCATTTTTTCTCCCATTTGTTTTCTGTTGTACGGCTAACGGTTACTTCCCTTTGCTCTTTTGGTATCACAACCTTAAACCCAAGGCTTTCAGCTATGCCGTATATCCTAATAAAGAAATCATCCACGTCTTTTTTTGTTGTTTTCTCAGTTCTCTCAATCCGCATTTTCAGTATGTCTTCTATTTCCATTTCGAGTCTATTGATATTCCGGGTACAACGAAGTTGTTAAAATATGGGCATTGTTTATCTTGACGCTCAAGCACACATTGTTTCCCTGCATATTTAGGGTCAATCCAAGTATGTAAAGTATTTTTTTCATCCCTATTAAACATTGCGCCCACACATTTACCGTTATTGTAGTTAGCACAGTGACCCCGTGCTGTCTGGATTTGCTTTTTCATTGTTGTTCATAATTATTAATTAATTGTTCTTCACTAAAGTTCAGAACAATTAATTAATATTAACAACAGGGCGTTGACTTGAGCTGTAAATAAAATCATCAAGGTCTACTTTAGAAATTCGATAAACCCTTTCAAGCCGAAGAGCCTTCAATTTGCCGGATTTTATATACTTCCTAACAGTGGGAACGGAAACCTTAAGCTTAGAAGACACTTCTGTTACAGTTAAAAATTCTTGCAAAACCACTCCTTACAATGTATTAATTAGCTACATTAGGCATAAGTACACTTAATTTAAGCACATTAAGAGTAAGTTACAATGGCTTTTTTTTACTTTTCCAAGCTTTTCTTTTATATGTTAAAAATTCAGCTCCTTCTTTTGGGTCAAAAATTGTTGTGATTAATCTACGGTCATCGTCGTCGTAGCTAGGGTCAATGATAGTAACCGGAGAATTAAATATGTTTTTATCATCTAAACCCATTTTATCTGCAAACTTATCTATATTTTTAAAAGACGCAACTTGCAGCGCATGTGAAATTAGCCCGCTAGCAGGGTCTTTTAGCACCTGATACCCAGACACATGGGTGTGTCCGCAGGTTAAAATATGGTCTCGCCAACCTGTCTGCACGGCCCTGCTGACGGCATGGGCTGTATTCCACATAGAATGGCCTTTAAAAGTGTGTCTGGCATTAATTCTTACTTCCTTACCATTAGGGAATACAAGATTCATCCTAGCACCAAACGCCTCATACATCCCTACATGGTCTCTCATAATAAACTCTATTGGGTCTCCATCGCCTGTCCATATATCATGATTTCCAGCGATTAAATATATCCAAGGCACTCTTCTTAAAAAATGCTCAGTTAGCATCCAAGACTCTTTGGCTGTTGTAGATTGCTGACCATATAAATGCGATAGTCTGCCTATCCAATTATTTTGAACATCGCCAAGATTACCAGCAAATAAACCTTCGGTGCTATTAACTAAATCACATAATGAATATATCTCTGAAATATTAGTGCCATCATCATCCACATGCGGGTCTCCAAAATGAACAATACCAATTGGCCCCTTGGTATGCACATCGACCCTAATTAATTTTTTCTTTTTTCTGGCGTAGCTTTTTGTTTCGTAACGCTTATTACGATAAGCTATAACATCTTCAATGTTCATCTCTTCTATGGGGATATCAGAGATGGTAAACTGAGCTAATTCAGTTATTTTTGGGGCAATTGTCTTCCTACTACACGAATTGCAAAAATATCTTTGTCGTTTTCTATTATTTTTCCAATATTGCCATCCGTCTTTACGAATATTAGTCGCATTGCATCTTGGGCATACTACAGTATTGCCGTCAGCGTCTTTCATAGGGCCAACATTATATGACCCATGTTTTTCAGACACAAGCTACCTCGCTATTTGTTGTCTTTACGTTTGTCCGCTAGCTCAAGAAAGTGTGTAACAGTCCCGCGTCCTAAATCAGAATTGTACCATTTTTTCCAGTACCTAGCACATTCCTCCTGCGTTTTAGGAAGCGGCTTAGGAACGCGTCTATATTTTAATCTACAAAAAACAATACCAGCCGCGAAATTCATCCATAACAGGTCTTGAAGCTTTTCTTTATCTGGCTCTATTAATAATTCTGGAGAAATAAAAAGTACATCTGCTATTTTCTCTGCTAGCTCGGCCCTATATGCAAGATAGTTTTTACAAGTATCATAAGCTGTTGCTATTTCTATTTGCCAAGGTGAAAAGGCAGGGCCATCTCCAATTTGCCTTATATATTCATACCGGGATTCAGCAAGGCCGGTTAAAAAGACCAGCTCAGATGCTAGCTCCGAACCAAGACCGATTTTAGTAAGAACGTAATCAATAAGTTTACGAACCTGTCTGTGGTTCACTTAAAATAAACCCCATTTTGCTTTAAGAACTGCTTTGCCTACGTCAATTAATTCTTTCATAACAGCGTCTTTTTCTTTTTTAGTTAGCTCACCATCTGCATAAGCTTCTTCCAGTTTTTTAAAAACATCAACGCATTCTTTAACTATGTTCTTATACTTTGTTGCTACTAGCGTAGCAATACCAGCTACAATAACACCGCCTAAATAGAAGGCGTTTGTCCAACTTACCCATTCACTCATTATACTAACCTCATTATTATTGATACAATTAAAGGCACTACAAGAATGCCAACAGAACCAACAGTACCTATCTTAGTCAAATTAGTCTTGTTTTCCTGCACCTGACCATTGATTTTTTCAATATGTTTCTCAACTCTTTGCAATGTTTTAAATATACTTATCTGCCTTTCCTCTAATTTAACAAGACGGGCAGTATTTTCAGCCCTATATTCTGCTACTGTTGCCCTATTTCCTGCCATTTATCCTACTCACGCTACCTTTTACTTCCATCATAACATCTGATAAGTCATTAACTTCTTTAACCATATCTTCATGCCGTCTGTCCCTTATTTCATCTGATTTATTCCAACGGTCTATCAGTTTAATTATCATACCCTCCATATTCTCCAGCGTTTCACTCTGTCCTTTATTCTCAATGCGCAAGTCTTCAAGAGACTCCTGTTGCTTTGCGCTCTTCTGACTTAAAGAAATAACGAGATATACAAACATCGCCCCCACAACGCCTATCATTCCAGCCTCGCTGTATACTGCTAAAAAATCTACCATTAGTTCCTCGGGAGATTGCCATATATACTTACATAATGATTTATCTTAGCTAATATCTCACTAAAAGACATGGCTCTCACTTCTTTTTTTTCTTTCGCCAACTTAGCGGGTTTAGATTTAATTCTTTTTGGTACCATTGCAATTCTTCTTCCATCTTAGCATATCTTATTTGCTCATCCTCTATATGCCTATCAACCAATTCACCGATTTGGGCAGTCGAAGCAGCCATCCCTTCTTCAAGGGCTTCAATTCTTGCGATAATATTCCAGAAACCATAAACCAACATCCCACACAGAACCAGAATCTGTCCCAGCCATTTAATGTTGAAAGAGAAAACCATGTTATCATCCACGAGAGTTCCCCGATAGCTTCTGGCTGTAGGTGGTTTACCACTCACTTAATCTCCCAGCCAGCTATTGACCAGCCTGAATCACATCCAGTAAATAATGATACTATGCATAAGATAGCCAGCAATAGTATCATTAACCCTACAAATACTTTAAACTCATTCGGTTTCAACTTCTTCAGGCTCCTTATTCAAGTCTGCCTTCAGAGCATCTTCAAATGCTTGCAGACCAAATCTCATCTGAGTCAAATTGAAATTTGCTCTATTAATTTTATTCATCAAATCTTCCCGATGCTGTATCATTACCTTTTGATTGTCTGTCATTGCATCCAATTCTTCTTGCGTGTATTCTTTGTCAAACAACTTGTATGTCGGTTCTTTTTCTTTTTTCGACATTGCATTATCCTTTGTGGTTTGTTATTTAATGTGAATCAACCCATGCTTTCTTTTCGATTGTAGCTTCGGGTTTAATCACTAAAGTCTTTTTTGCTACCGCTTTAACAGCTTCTGATACCAGACGTTTCTCTGTTACAGCATCTTTCGCCTCAACGGCTGGCTCTACTTCATATTCTTCCATTACTGGAATACTATGTTTTACATCTTCATATACAGCGGCTTTGGCTTTTACTGCTGGTATCTTTACCATACCAACTTTCTTACCTTCTGGAATAACATCGCCTTCTTCATACTTAACTGATGGAGCCGCTTCCACTGCTTCTGATACAAGTCTCTTTACCTTTTCGCCATCCTCACCATATAGAGGAACTTCTTCATATACTGACTCTTTTACGACCTCTTTAGAAACAACAGTTTTCTGAACGTATTTATCACCTTCTTTTACAACCTTTACTTCAGACTTATCAACTTCTTTTTCAATCTCCTTATGCCTCTCCCCCATCACTGCATCTTTAGCTTCTACCGCTGGTTCTACTTCCACATCTTCATAGACTGCCGCTTTCTTTTTAATTGCAGGAATTTCCTGTGAAACTTCTGGAATCTTGCATCCATCGGCAATCCATTCATCCCATTCTGCCTCACTTGAGAACTGTATATTCCTATCATAGACTTGATACAGAATATTATTGAGACTCTTAAACTCTTTAGCATCACAATGAGCCTGTAAAGCATCACCTTCCAATACTGGAGTGTTCATATCATATTTGTATTTATCACTACCATGAGTAATGGTAACATGAACAAGCTGTATCTCTGAATCAATCGCTGTTATTTTATCTATTTGCATTTTAATTCTCCTATTATCTTAATTGTACAGCACATATATCTAAATGATGGTTAACTAATGTATCCCCTGCCTCATTAACTAATTGATAAATATCCCCATTACTATCACAAGTTACCCATCCAAATGCCATATTAAATACATTATCGACAGGGGGATAATTATCAAGTTGATAAGTAGTCCCACTATCTTGCTGATATAGGATACCTTGACCACTCGTAATTGAAGTATTTTTTATCATTGAACGGACTTGCACTGCTTTTGCTCCCTTTGGAACTGCACCTTCCGACAATGCTTCAAGATTCAATATTTTGTCATCTGCCGCCAGTTCAGACTCGTCATTAACACAACGGTGAGGTGTTTCCATCCACACAATCTCACCCTGCGGTCTGGTGTAGTTGCCTTCACCTATTGATGAGCCGAATACGAGCATTGGTTGGGATATGTAGGCTGGTTCTCCACTTGTTTCAAAAAATATTTCAAAACGAAAATTAGTCGCACTTGCTGAAATAGTTTTAGTTACTTCTAACCATTCCCAAGTATCATCAGTACCAGAGTGATAACTACTATCTGTTCTATCTGACCCATCATAAATCCTTAACTTAACATGACTTGCACCATCTGTTTGTACCCAACACCCCGCAGTAACAGTTCTACCAGCATATCTTTGGTACATTTCTGCTTTGCCATCTTGTCTTAAGTCAATTGCATATAGCGTCCTATTTACTGCCGCTGTAACAACTTTCATTGCATAATAACTTCCGTCTTTTGTAAGAGTGCCACCATCATTATGTACTCGAAATACATCAATATTAGAACTATCTTTACCCCATCCATCACACGCTTTATCATCAGCCGCCACACAGCCGGGGGTGACTTCGGTGACGGTGAAAGTAGCAGCCCAATTAGTAGCCCCACCATTTTTTACCCATATTCTTGCCGCATTAGCACTTGTCCCAGCCATAGTAGATGAAATACATTCAACAACCTTTGTATAAGTTCCATCTCCAGATGTAGTCTCTAACGCATGATATAAACCGGGGTCAGATGTACCACCAATTCCCCATTCTACATTTTGACCAGAATTATAGTCTAATACCATTGTGGCTTTATATAGTTTACCTTCTTCCATATTTAAATAATTTGTCTTTGCATACGCTACAGCCGAACCATCACTAATTACTGATGAAAGGTCTGTACCAGATTCAGTAAGTGTATCATAAGGAACGGCTCCCGAATTATCTCCGTTTACCCAGCCACCACTTGAAATTAAATTAGTACCAGTAACATCCTCCAGCGTACTATTACTCCATACATCAAAGCCAGAGTTGGTGAGTAGGTTCTCTTTTAAGACACCGCCTTGTTCTACAATACCGCCTGTAGCTGATATTGCTGGGCCAGTGCTATTCTGCTGAACATATAAACCAGTTGTGCCAGTAGAATCAGCGTGGTTGTTTTTAATAAATACCAGATTATTAACATTAGTATCTGAATCTGCTGTATGAATTACCTCAACTAATCCACCACCAACAGTCGAAGCTAAAGCAGTTCCCCCAGATTCTATGGATAAAGCCGCACCAGTAGTCAATGCGTTGGCATTCGTTATTGCGATAACATCGCTAGTTGTATTTGCTGGGGCTATAACGTGTAGAGCGTTACCAGTTTCGGCTTCTGTATCAATTAAAATACCAGTACCAGTAGTTGTTTTATTTACATCAATATATAACGCTGGAGCATCAGTATGACCACCATCTTGCTGTAGTTTCAAACAAGAGGCTCCAGCCGCATCACCATCATTTATAATCTGAACTAAAAACCTTCCATCACTATTTGTATTACTTGATTCAAAATATGCTAAACTACCAGTTGTTAAGGCATCTGCACCTTCTACATATATAATATTGCCAGTAGTTGTATCTGGATTTTGGATAAGAATACTTGAAGAACCAGCTGCTCCATCATGGTCTATATATATCCCTGGATTAGCGGCATTATGGTCAATACTGATAGCTGGCTCTGCAACACCTTGTTCGATTTTCATCCCCGCAGTGCTTGCCGTTGCATTAACAATACTTAACTTTGCTTCGCTGGGGTCAGAATCGCCGATGCCTACCTTGCCACTACTTAACACCAAATTATTATTGTCCTCGGAACCAGCTACCATTGTTCCAAAATGCCATGCACTATCTTCCGACCCATCACTTACGTCTGTAGATTTACAATACATCAACCCATACTGTA